GATTGATTCCTTGCGGATCGCATAAACACCACTTCCAGAAAGCGAACCATCATCATCTAGCGTTACCGCGAAGCCCGGTTGAGCGTAAATGGTGTTTTCTTGGATTCCGTGAAATGTAGCTGGCATATTAGTTAGATGTTAGCGGGTGAAGGACGGTTTTACTGCATCACGAATGTCTCTGAGTATATTTATAGCCTGCTCATCAAAGGGGTTCCCAAACGAAGATCTAGCTGCCCCGCCGTCTAATGCTGGCGAATTGTAGGCATCAAGCAATGCGTTCTTAGGTGTTACTGTTGGGGTGGACGGGGTAAGTTCAGCTAGTCCTTCTTTTATGGTTTGCGTTAGCTCGCTAACTAATTCCCTGCGCAAATAACTCTTATCCTTCTTCTGTTGAGCTAAGTCATCCACATTAACTTCACCAGTGATCCAGTTTTTGCGCTGATTCACCACGTTCCCTAATGACTGCCACGCTTCAGACATTCCTATTTTTATGCCGCCAGCAATCGTCTCGCCTATCAATATGCCAATACCTACAAGTCTGGACGCGTCGCCCTTAACGGCCTCGCTTATGCCTGTTCCGATTATGTTGCCCATATCGGTAGCTAATACTTGCACCTTTGGTATTCCGTCATTCATCGCATCGAGTGCTGTCTTTAGCCCGTCATTGAAGCCGGTTCCGAATCCGATTTTTACATTAAGGATGGCGTCCTTTACCTGCGCTATTTTTCCGCTTGTCGTTACAGCTCCGCGCTCGATAGCCTTATAGAACAGCCCTCCCTCCGATGTGGCAGCCTTGAATGCTTCGGCGACCTCGCGAGAGGATATAGCTCCGTCTTCCATGCGCTTCTTTAGCTCGATCATCGTCTCGCCGGTCTTCTTCCCTATCTGCTGGAGCGGGTTAAAACCGGCGTTTACGAATTGGAGAACTTCCTGTCCCATTAGTCTACCAGCTGCCTGTGTCTGAGCAAAGGCAAGAGCGAGACTCCGGAACCTGTCCCCGTTACCCATCGAGATATCGGCTAAGTCCTTCAGTGAAGGCATGATCTTTTCTGCCGAAATACCAAAGGCAAGGAGTGTTTTTCCTGCTTTAGCGTAGTCAGAGATAGAAAGCGGGGATTTTGCCGCATCTTTCTTCATGTCGGCAATGAGATCCTTTGTGATGCTGGCTGATTTTGTCAGCGTCTCGAATTGCATCGTTAGATCCTCGATGCTCGATGCCGCCGCCGATGAGGATTTGATGAAATCGACTATCTTCCCAGTCGTGAAGGCTGCCGCCATTGCTGCGCTCACCCCGACAAGTAAGGATTTCATCCCACCTAGGGATTTTCCGAATTTACGCACGCTCCCCTTAGCATTCTTGATGCCACGGGTAAAATTGGCCGAATCCATGCCTATTTTTACTTTCAAGCTCATACTATGTCATCGGTGTCAATATCTTCTGCCGATTGCATGATGGCTGCAATCCTTTCGGATAAGGGAACATGCCCCGGCTCCATCTCGTAATTTCTGAATGAACATCGAAGACCTCTGCGAGATAGCCCAGCATGCAGGAGTTGAGGCACCTGATCAATCGGGAGTTCGGAGATTTCTTCGATGTTCCATCCATAATCTGATGCAATTAGATCGTAGAGGGTTGCGGAGTCTCCGGCTGTGTCACCGCTTCCTCCAGGTCGGGCTTTCCCGGCTTATCGTCGCTGATGACCTCAAATTGTGAAAGATTGCGGCGGTCAATGACTCTTTCAATGTAGGCTTTGACGGCTTCAAAGTCGGAATCAGATAGCCCGAAAACAGCCATTTCAAGCTGTTCGTTGGTCGTGATCGCGTCAACCAACTTGCTAGCTTTCATCGCCTCGATCTGGGAGACTAGGACGTAAGCTCCGATGGCGGAAAAGTCAGTGGAATCATCCACCTTTGAAATCAGCTTGCTACAAAGGACGCTTACCCTTTCAGAAAATGGCTTCAGTTGAACTTTTCGGCGGAAAAAGAATCTGCCGGGGAGTGTGATTTCGGGCGGATGGTCGTGGAATGCTTGGTCTTTGGTTGTCATTATTTTGATTCGGTTACGGGGAGGGAATGTGTGCTGGAAATAGTGGCGAACTTCTTTGTAAGATTGTCGTATAGAGTCCTTTCATCCTTGTTCAATGGATCTTCCATGGATACTGAGCTGCATGACTTTTCGTGCAACGCCTTCCAGATGTCAGATTCGGGTTGCTCAATCCTGTGCTGGATTATTTTGCCAAATTTCATTTTATTTGCGGAATAGTATTTTTTCGAGAGAATCGAGTTTTGCTTTTGGGATGTGCTTGCCGATGATGGCTGTCCTGCCCTTGTGCTGGATGCGTGTGGACTGGATATCTTTAACGGCTGCTAGCATAGCTGCATGGCCAAAGATCGCTCCCTTGACGTATGAAATAGACACGTCGGGAAGCTTGGCGATGAGCTGCTCGTCGTGAAGCAAGGCGGCATCGGTTGCTGCGGACTGGTCAAAGTGCCAAGCCGCGCCGAAGTCTGTCCAATACCATCCGATCACTGGGTGTCCCATGCCGACCATACAGGCCGCCATCCGGGTATTCTCAACGCGGCAGGATGGTTTTGTGGTATCGAAATTATCGTATCCCTGACGGTTGCGGATACAGGTTTTCATGTGAAAAAACGTATCGAACGCAGCCTTGCACCGAGTCAGTGGATCATCGGGGTTTTGAACTAACCAGGATTGATCGTGCCATCTCTGAACGATAACCTTCGGACTGTTCCCGCCCATCTCTGATTGGAAATGCCAGGTGACACGGATATTAGATCCGGGGATGCCGTCACCAGCCTGCGTAGAGTATGGGTTGTCGGGATTGAGCGGGATATCGAATGCGAAAACGGTTGCGGCTAGCGCAGCGCTTTCGATGTCCGAGGATAGTCCGTCAATCGTTTCGACTTTGAATCTGGGAATGTGCATTGTTTTTCATTTTGTTGGTTTTGGCCTATCTATTAAGTAATTAGAGGATGATGCATCGCGGTAACATCTACTCTTTGGTAGTCCTCGCTGGAGTGTGCGATTGTCACTCCCTCGGCCACCGTGTCAGTCCCGACTGATCCGGAGAAGAAATCAGGAAGTGAGGTTGCAAGTGTGATCGCTGCGCCGACTGCCGTTGCATATGGCGAGCTGGTCGGCAGGAATCCAGAATAAGTAACTTCGGCAGACTCGTTGTAATAAGTCTTTCCTGTGACATCACCGGTTGCGTTTTTAAGGACTTTCGACTCGTTGGAATACGAATACCCCAGAGATTCTGTGATTACGCCGGTTTCAAATGTTAGCCCAAAGGGGGCTGCGGTTCCGAATTGCTGTGCCATACCCTTTGCGGGGTGTCAAATCACGCGGTTGCCGCACATAGGACTTCCACCGCGTAGGCTGTTTCCATTGTGCTGTCATCCCAGTCCTCCTGCGATCCTCCAAAGTTCCACATATCAATCCTGATTCCCTGGTCGCAAAATGCCTTCACTGAACTCGGATCGTAAATTGCGCTCTCAAGAATATCTTGATTGGCTTGGATATCTGCTGTTCCCTCGTCCCCTGAGTGACTTCGGAATGTAATTTCAATATCGCATTTCAACACCCCTTGGAGTGCGAAGCTGTGGGCAGCTGCTGATGTGATATCTACAGCCACACACGGCAGAGTCAGCGGTGCTCGCTGCCTAGCGTCGAATACCGGGAGCTCAGTGTTGTCAAGTGATGCGACGAGGTAGCGCATGACCTCGGTTTTTAATTTCTCTGTTGTCATCGTTGTAGTTTCGCTGCTTTCTTCTCTGCTTTTTTAATGATCATTTCTAGTCTCTTGTAGCCGTTCTTGTATCCAGTCCTGATTGCTGATTTTACCGCTCGGTCGTTTTGGATGTTACGGATGTAGCTGGCAGAGTTTTCTAGGGTTAATTTTACCTTCAGTCCCTTCCCTGAAAACTTTACGCTTCCATTCTCGCCTACGTGCCTACGAATCCATTTGGCTATGCCGCTGATTTTGCCCGCTCCTAGTTTTTCGCCTGCCGTTATCCAACCTGCCTTAGCTAGTCCGGCCCGCGCCTGTATCTTGCGTTTGTATGGCTCCTTGTCCCCTTGGCTGATGATATTCTTCCATCGGTGGCCCATCTTGCTACTGTATGGACTCTTCCGGCGTGGGACTGATCCGTTTCGGCGTGCTGATTGGTGGGCTGACGCAATGGTTGCAGCTGGCAGATATCCCATATTGACGCCGACGAATACTCGGTCAACTTGGTTTCCGATGGACTCCATGAACCTCTTTCCCTTCTGCGAGCTTACGCCGAAAGGTTGAACCGTGATGGCTAGGCGTCTCGAAACAGACTTCCCTACCTCTCTAATGCCTTCTTCAGCACCCTTGCCCATTACCTTTGAATACCTATCAAGGAGTCGTTCGGTTTCCCGTTTCGACTCTCTAGTAAGCTTCATTGTGATCTGATCTCCCACAACCTTTACGGGGTGTCAATTTAAGGCTTGCAAGTTTTCGGAATTAATTTAATTTCTTCTTAGATGACTGCACCAACACTACTCCGCGACTGGGAAGGCTCCGATATCAACGGCTGGCTAATGAGCGAAAAGCTTGATGGCTGGAGAATGCTTTGGGATGGGGAGAAATTCATTTCACGCCAAGGCAATATCTTGGATGCTCCGGACTGGTTCAAGGAAGGGATGCCAAAAATAGCTCTTGATGGTGAGCTTTTCCTCGGTCGCGGAATGTTCAACGGAATCCAAGGCGCAATGTCTAACGGCTGGTTCGGATTGGAATATAGGATTTTCGACGTTACATCTTACAACACATCTTTTGAGGGGCGCATGAACATTCTTGGGGGCATCATCAATCTCCCTAATCATGCTCACGTGGAAAATCACGTCGTGTGCAAGGATATAGATCACATGATGGCAACTGCTGGCCATGTCCTTGAGTGGGGCGGCGAGGGCGTAGTTTTACGTAATCCGAAAGCTCTTTACAAAGCAGGGCGGACTTCCGATGTGCTGCGCTGGGTTCCGCAAGATCCGGTTATTAACCGTCACCGTGCCTCGTTAGGATCAGCTAAAGTGAAATGAACGGCCACAGTTCCAACTGTTACTTCTGCTATCCGATACGCCGTCCTTGCCACTGTGCAGCGTTTCTGGAGCAATCCTTTCGGACTGGTAACGTCGGACGGTTGCGCGGTTGCCGTGGCCTGCACGGGCGACTCTAGTCCTCCCAGTGCGCCGTCGTAGCTTACTCGCTCGTCGTTAAATACAACATTGAAGGTTTGCCCGTCTACGATCATAGCTGAGACGCCGAATGTGGAGTCGACCTCGTCATTGCCGATATTCAAAAAACTATCTACGATGCTCATGCTTTGTTGGTGGGGTCAAAATCTTCTTGGTGGGTTTTGCGTTTTTCCGGAAAATTAAATCGTAATTTGTGGCGTATTTGTCCGCGTCGCCCGGTCTGCGCTTGTCTCCTTTTCCTGCTTGCTTGCTCATAATTTTAAAATAAAAACCCCCTCCCCGTGAAGGGAGAGGGTTCCTATGAATACAACACCTGAGATTGTTTAGCCGAGCATGATAGCTGCGTGTTCCGGCTTTTGAACCGCCCAGCCCCATAGGGCATGGATACGGTAGAGAACCATACCATCGCCAGGATAGACGCGGAGATCAAAGTTAATCCCGGTGCGGGGATCGGTGATGATCTCGCTGTCAATCGCTAGGTCGCCTTGACTCGGGAAGATCGGGAGGCGAGTTGCGAGGGTGAGAGCGTTCGAGCTGAAAGCTAGGTTACGAGCGGAAGTGGCGTTGACGGTGATGGTCGAATCATCCGCAATGGCTGCTACTGCTCCTGGAGCTGCGATTACCAAGTTACCGCTGGTCGAGGTCGATCCGGTGACGACGACGTATTTGTGTCCGTCGATTGTCAGGATGTCGCCAGCAACGATGCCGGTAGCGTTGACTGTGCCGCCATCGAAAGGGATGGTAGTGGCTCCTTTAGCCGTGGCTCCGTTAACATCGGCACCGGCCATTGCTCCCGCTGTTTGGTTGTTAATCTGAGCGGACTCCTTAAGGGAGAAGCCGTGGAGATTGAGAAGCTCGCCATCACGTAGGGTCATTTCCGTTCCTGCCTGATTGACGTTGGTCAATTGGGTCAGAGTGCGGAGGGATGCTCCTGCGGATGTGTCAATGACCATGCAGCGACCAGTCGGAGGCGCGCCGTTGTCATCAAGGATCTTCTTGGCTTGTGCTGAGTCAGCAAGCGAGGATGCAAATGGAGTTGTCCCAGCAGTTCCGTATGCACGGGATGCACCGAGGGCGAGAGCGTCGCAAACGTCGCCTTCCATTTCGTTAACAAGGACTCGGAACGCTTGAGCGATCTGGTCTTGTTGGATGGAGAGTGCGCCGCCGCCTTGGTTGACTGCGTATTCCTCTTCGCCAGTCCAAGAAAATCCAGCATATTTGTTTTTACTGAGAGTGAATGGGACGTTGCTGATAGTTTGGTCGATTGCGCTAGGGACACCCATTGATGGCGTGTATGTGGCGGTCGTATTAGCTGGAGCGACGGACGAGCGGATGGTCTGGCCAGTGGCGAGACGGTCGGCGGTAGAGTCGCGGGATACACCGGGTAGCGCTCCTACGAGTTCGCGGGATACAACGTCGAGAGCTGCATATACGTTTGGAATTAGGTCTGTGAGGGTATTAGCCATAATGGTTTAGTAGTTAGATTTTAGATAGGGTTTGAAGTTGTGGTTCCCTGAGCTTTGCGGAATGCGTCCTTTTCCTTTTGAGAAAGAGCTTCAACTTCGGCTAGGGTTTTGATGAGAGGATCGGATTTAGGTTTTACGGATTCCTTTGGTGGTTCCGAGACGGCTTCCGGTTGGTTGTAGATTTTTCTTGGTCGAGCCATGATTACTTGATTTTGCCGCCGGTTGAGCAGAAGTCGGACTTAGCGCGGGGAGAAAGCTTGTTGAACGCCTCGCGGGATACCTCTTTACTGCCAGGTGCGATATTATCGGCTAGGTCGAGCGGAGCTGGGTGGCCGCTGGATGCGAGTAGGTCGGCTGCTGCTTTTGCGACTGCATCAGCGGACGTGTCGGTCTTAGCTTCAAGCTCCAGAATCTTGGCTTGTGATTTGCTGTCAGCATCCGCGTGGATAGCTTTGAGTTCGGAGATTTTAGAGATGTGAGCCTGGATTTCTTCATCCTTAGCGACGATCTCGATATCCTTACCTGCGATTACCTCGGCGTGGCCGGATAACTCGGTGATTTTAATGTTTGCTTCAACTAGTTCGGCTCGGAGGGTGTCATTTTCTGCAACCTCCGCTTCAAATTTAGCGGCGTCGGCATTGCCGGGGAAGATAGCTGAAAGAAATCCTTTGGTCATACCCTTGGGGAGCGTGTCAAATTGCGCTGTGCTGCTTCCTTCTTTTTCCCCGACGATAGAGTGGACGAAGCCGCTTTCTTTTGCTTGGTTGGCATCCATCCATGTTTCTGCCTGCATAAGGATTCGGACGGCGTCTTTATCTCCGCCGGTTCTGTCGGCATACACGCCTGCAATTTCAGCACTGATACCCTCAAGCATGTCCGCACTTTTCCGGAGCGCCTTAGCGTCACCGTGAGACATCGTGGATGCTTCATGTATCATAATTCTGCTTCCTTTGGTGATTTTGCGGACATCTCCAGCCATTAGGATGACGCTGCCCATTGATGCAGCTAGTCCGTTAACCGTGGTTGTGACCGGCACGCCGCGTTCAGACATCGACCGCAGGGAGTTATAGATCCTGTGCCCCTCGAAAACACTACCGCCTGGAGAGTTGATTTCGATTTCGACGCCTTCCAATGCATCGTCAGCACTACAAACAACGTCACCGATAGACATCTGAGCGTTTACTGCTGATCCACCGTAAAGCTTATCGAGTTCATCAATCAACTTGTCGGCTGATTCCTTGTAAACTCCGTCGTTTAGGCGAAGTTTTCCGTGTCGATTTTCAATCTGTAGGAGTTCCATTTGGTTTAGTTGGTTCTTGGTTTTCTGAAGTTTCGTTGGGCGTGATCATTACCATCTCGCGGTCTTCGATGACGACGCCATCCTTAGACCATCGCTCGGCTGCTTTCTTTCTTAAATAGATCTCCTTAGCTCGCTCTTCCCACTGCTCATCCGCATCCATGCCCATCATTTCGATAATGTCTGACTGGTTGCGAAACCCTAGCTTGTAAGAGCTTTCAAGCTCCTTTGCTACTCTCCCGTCGTCGATGGTGAGTTTAGCCGGAAAGGAGAATTTCCATTTATACCAATCAGGAGACGGCTTAATTTTGCCGATTTTCTGGCCTTTGGCTACCGCGTAGCCAATTAGGCGTTTGGCTGCGTAGCTGAGTAGGTCTTGCCTATCCTCAACTGCTCGTTGTGCGGTTGCAATCTCTGTCCGCTGCGCTGTCCCGCCGCCCGCTCCGGCTCCTTTCCAGAATGCGTATGACCAATTCAGCCCGAAAAATGCGCTGTGAGTCATTCGTTCGTGAAAATCCATGAATGCATTGCCTGGGCGGTCGTTGCGGATGGTTTCGATCTTGCTTCCTGAGTTGGATTTGAAGTATCGAACACTTCCGCCGTCCATCTTCTCCATGGTAACACCGGTGTCGGTCGTCGGGCTGTCAGCGTTAAGGCTAAATTGAGGGTTTTCAACGTCGGGGCCGCCGTTTTCGTTGTATTCGATGATTCCAATACTGGAAAGCGTCATCATTGCAAGTCGCTCCCATTCATGAGCTTGCAAACAATCGCGCAAGTCGTTGATGCAGTGAGTCAAGCCACTGATGCCGCGTCCTTGCATCGCCCAGGACGGATCGTAAAGGTGGATGATGTCGGAAGCCTGAATCCATTTGATTAGGTCGCACTTTTCGTCGATGAACGCATATTCCTTCGCTGCGCCCGATGGGTAATAGACGATCCCATCAATAAGTGTTCCTCCGCGCTCTTTGCCGTCGCGCAGTCCGTTCGGCGTCGCTATCCTGTGGCTCTCGATGGTTTGATATTTCGGATAACCGTTTTCCGTTTGAGTCAGCAAAATAAAGACTTCTCCATCCCTATCTACCGAGATTGACCAGATCGAAAGATTCGTAACAAAATCGTGCATTCCTCCCCGAACGTCACCAATAGCGTAAAATTCATCCTTTAGGAATGCCGACGCCTCAGATCCGAAATCTAAATCTCTACCGGTAAACTTTGGCTTCCATGCTCTCCCAACGGAATACATGGCCTTCTGATTGATCGCACCAAGGATCTCACCCTTGTTGATGTAGAGTCTCCGTGATGCGGAAAGTAGTGTTTTCCGGTCTAAGGCCGGAATCATCGTGTCGATGTCCTTTAGTTCGACTGGCTCCCATGGCCTGTCTCCCGTCTGTCTCTCTGCGCTCCGTGCTGCCTTACGCTGGACGCCTTGTCCGTAAACCAGCGAACGTCCGTATTGATCGAGAAGAGCCATTACCCCTTGCAAGGTGTCAAAACGTGGCTCTCGTTCTGGTGCTCGGCGCGTAACCGGCATCTAGGAAGGCAAGTGCTGTCCTGAGTGCTGTGATTCGCTCGCCCTCGCCTAGACCAATCATCTTTTGCATCGTTACCCCGTTCTTGGTGGCTGAACTAATTGAATCCATCCCACCTTTCGTTAATGCTCCGGCTGAAATTCCGCTATCAAACGCAGCTCGTATTTGTTGGATGCGGGAGGAGTCGTCCTTTGCCCAGTGGTAAAGATCGGATGCAACGGACATTGTGGACGCCATACCCTTTGCAAGGTGTCAAAGTGTCACGGAAAAGCCGCTCCGGTTAGGGGGTGGCGGATGCCATCGCTAGGCGTTCTCGAAAGAAATGATTCGTTCGCCGCAAGCCTCTCTGGGTTTGCTGCGCGGTATTTACGTTCCCGCTCCTTAAACTTCTCTGGGTTTGCTGCTCGGGCTTCACGTTGATACTCCGCTTGTTTAGTCTTCCATTCCGCCTGCCTTTCCGTAGGCCATGTATCAAATGATTTTGGTTTAGTCATATCAAGATCCTTTTTCGAGCTTCAGTCCTAGTGCCTGCATCATTGCCTCGGCATTGACGTTAGCGTTGATTAGATCGAGGGTCGCTGATGCTTCGCCTGATGTGAAATACCGAACTAGCTCTATGGACTGATAAGGATACCGGTATTGAACCGCGCCGGAATGCGGCGCGAACTTGTCCGCCGGCCATTCTCGGAGCGCTTCCCCGTTGACGATTAAGCCTGATTTTTTCAGCTCGTTGAAATCGTGGACTGCTTTCTCAATGATCGAGAGTGCGAGTCTGCGGTATCCGTCTTCGATCAATTCCTTGTTCTTGGTGGTGCTCATACTGTGGCTGGATGCTTCACCATAATTTTCGGAACGTAAAGAATTAAATTAAATTTATTTTTGAGCTGTCATTTTCCATTGATTTGAAATGTGGACGGAGATGCAAGCCGGAAGACTTTAGGTGGATTCCTATCTCTTGACATAGCTCTCCCGACATGCTCTACTTACTCACATGCGGCTTCCCGGCAAGGGGAAAGTGTTTGGGAAAGTGGATCAGCGGTAGGACTCGAACCTACATATCCAGCCAGTTGGGAGCTTCGGGAGGTCTAGTCCTTTAGTTTTTAGCTCATCGGGTTTTTATCTCTTAACTTCCTCCAGTCCTTGGAAGATCCCGAAGATACACGCCGCCACGACTCCGCCGACCTCGGTATCCCAAAGGTGATTCGGTGTCCCCTTCTTGACCGGCTCCCAGCGCCACTTGCCGGGCGATATCTCGCGCTTCTGCTCAGATTGCATTTGCCGGTGATACTGCGGATTCACGTCTGCTGGGATTCCGAAGCCTTCCTGCGACATTAGCGCGGCCAGCTTGTCCTTTGCTTTGACGTTTGAAAACCGGATGATTTTGTATTTCGTTCCGTTTGAGGCGGTTACGTGCGTATAGTCAGAAAACAAGCGCATGAAGCGCTTCCCGCGGATCTCTGTCATATACCCCTCAGAATCCTCCCCTTTCAGCAGGTTCCAAGGATTCGGGTCGTCGGGCTTTATGGCTCTATGGGCTTGCATAGCAACTCGCTCCTGATCGTATCCGCAGTCAACAAATACGAATCGGTTCTCGATCCCGAACTGCTCCTGAATGAATCGCACGTTGTCCCATGTCTCCAGTCTGCCAGACCAGAGCAATCTGGATTCCCCGCCGATTTTATAGGTTCTTACGGTCGCCCATGAGTGTCCCTGCTGGACATCGACGCGGAGGAAGCGCATTGATTCGCCGTCCCATAGTTGCCCCTCGTGGTATTGCTTGAGAGTATAGTGATCTCCCTGCACGGCAAGCTTTGGGGTGGTGCTCGGCGGCTTCCAGAACTGCGCGAAACGCTGATTGATTACGTTCTGAAGTTTGTCGTATTGCCCTTCCTTGCGCTCTTCGTTGGCGAGTATCCACTCCTTCACAATATCGCGCCACTGGTAACGCCAAACGCATAGAAAGGACGCTGAGAATGTGACTCGGTCGGGGATGTGCTTCGCTCCGTTCCATATCGGACGGCACTTAGACCACTGCCGGCGGTTGTATTCCTCGTCGGCGAAATCCTCTTCGCACTTTGGGCATGTCAGTCGAACCGTCTTAAAGATCCTAGGCCAATCGAATTCGTCGTTGTTGTCTTTAATCTTCTCGTATTTTCGGAACATCTTCCAGTCGAATACAGACCATTCCGAACACTTCGGGCATTGGTGCTCAAAATCAAACCATTTCCCTTGCTCGGCGTGGGTGTGCCATTCGGTGCCTTCAATTCCTCCTTGGCTCATCAAAAGGTTTTTTCGGTTCCATCGGCCATGATGCCGCTTCAGCAGGAAATCAATCATTCCGTATTTCCACCGCCAGCACTCATCCCCGGCAGTGTTGACCATGGACTTCTCTTGCAGGTCTGTCTCGTTTGCAGCTCCCGCGAAAAAGTTCATGTGCCGGAAAATTACGGAATCTTTTTTCCAATTAGATCTTTCGGGGCCACGCGGAATGTAGGGGGACGAGAGAGGAGAGGACAACCAGACTTTCCTCATTCGACTTTCCATCCAGTCCCTTACCATGTCGCCGGACTGACCGACGACCAGGGTGTCTCCTGGATGGATCGCCACGACCGAGGCCATCCACGCCTCAAGCAATGCTGTCTTCCCAAATCCAACGCATGCCAGTAGTGCTACCTCTTTGATTTCTGAATCAGCAATGGCATCGAAGATAAATCCATGTGCCGGGATGGCTTCCACTGAGTAGCGCGCGCCCTCCGGTGAGTTTGGTAGGTAGACGTTTTCGGATACCCAGTCGCGCAAAGGCATGAGAGGTGGTGGATTCACTCCATCCTTAAATCCTTCAATCAGTGGGAATGACGACGCTTGATTCATAAAGGCTAAGTTCTAAAAGTTTGGCTCGGGAGTATTCTTGAAGGATCTTGGATACCTCCGACGACTTACGACCAGCCAAGCGCGGGGTGAGATCGCTTTCCATTCGGAGCATTACGCCCTTCACGGCCATTCCGATTTTCATTCCCTCGGCAAGCTGGGATTCCTTGGAAACATACTCCCCGCGTTGAACCGCCAGCTTGTGCTCAAGGATATCTGCCTCGGCGGTGAGTTTACGAAGTTTGGTTTCCTCCGCGTTCTCAACATTCCCGTCCTGCCCAGGCCGTTCCCGCAACCGCTTTCTAACGGCCTTGTCGTCGTCGATGTCCAACCCGTCATCACGCCAGATCGCTAAGGTTTGACGTGCCACGCCGAGCCTTTCTGCTTTCTTGGTAAGTGATTCAGCCACGGTCAGTTAGGTCGGTAAAAAAGGTTGTCGAAAAAAAGATCGGAATGAGGCGGAAC